AACCGGTAGGTCCCACCTGGCCCACCGAGGTTCTTGTTCGCCGCCGAGACGACATGATCGTCCCAGTCGGCAACGAGCGCGTTCGGGTCGGAGCGGTACAACCAGGCCTCGTACAGCCCTGCGGTGGCATTCAGGATGGCGTGGAACTCGACCCGGTTCCACACCCCGATGGCGATAGGCTTGGTGGTCCGGTCACCGGTCAGCGTCGACCCGGTCGAGTCGAGCATCTGCAGCAGCCCGTCGGCGCGGACCGACAGCGAACAGCGTTGCGCCGTCCCGGCAGCGTCGTGGACGTGGAGGATGCGATGCTCGAGCGCCGGGTTCTGGGTGAACTTGACGTAGCAGCAGAACCAGATCTCGGTCCGGGCGCCGATCCTGGTCGACCAGCCGATCGACGGTGTGGTCGCCGTCCCACCGGTCGCGAACTCGATCGCGTAGGAGCCGCCGTAGGATTCTCGGGCGGTGTACCGCTTGACCGCGTCGGTGCCGGTCTGTGAGACGTTGAATTGGTCGCCGTTGGCGCCGCCGGAGTTCGCGACGGTGACGTCGGCCCACTCGGTGCCACCCTCCGCGGTCCACAGCGCGAGAACCCGCTCGCCCTGCTGCTGCTGGGGGAGACGTTCCCAGCCGCGGGGGCCTTGGCCGGGTGCGAACAGGGTGCCAGGCACCGGAGCGACTCCCTCCTGGCACTACCTAGTTGAGGGCCTCCACGGCGAACTGCCGAATCCGGACGCCGTTGGTCGGCTGGCTGATCGAGAAGCCCACGAACAGGTCGAACTGGTTCGACACCGCGCTGTCGAACCCGGCGCCCTGCGCCGGAGTCGTGTTCGGCAGCAACAGCATCGGGTTCTCGATCAGCGTCGCTGGGTCAGCCTGCGCCGCCGTAATGGCAAGGCCGTTGCCGACAATCCGGCCCTGGCCCATTAGTTTGGCCTGCGCGGTCGTACCGACTGCCTGGCAGGTCAGCATGATGTCCAGCCAGAACGGCAGCGAGACGTGTGCAGTCGTCGTGAAGTTGATCGCGCCCGACGTCCACGCGATCGCCGACCCGACCATAAACTGGAACGTGACCGTCCCGGGCGTGGTGACGATGTTGGACAAGTCACCGCATGCCGTGATCATCAGCGTCTTCCCGATGAAGAAGAAGCCCGGGTTGGCGGTGTACTTCACGGCGGTCGCAGCGTCGGTCCCGGTGGTCCCGAACACGCTCTTGGCGGTCGTGTAGGTGTTGAGCGCCGGGCCGTCCTGGATGAGGACCATCTGGGCGTCCTGGAACCCGAGCCCACCGCCCGCCAGCACCGGCAGGAGCCGCTGGTACCAGCGGCCGTGACGCTTGTGCTTGTCGACCAGCCAGTACGGCTTCCCGTCGACGTAGACGAGGTCGACGGACTTGAGGATCTGGCGTGCCATGAACGTCTCCTCGTTAGCCGGGTAGGCTGATCGGATACGAGGACACTTGGTAGGTGCCCTGGCCGGCGAAGACCTCGGGGGTGAACTTCTGCACGTCCCCGTCCCCGATCGCGGTGATGTCGACCGCCGCGCCGCCCAGGGTGGCGGACACCTCGAACACGTCGGTCGTCAGACCCGTGGCGATGACGAAATACTCGGTGTCCTCCACCAGGCCCGTCGGCAGGGCCGCGCCGATGGTGGGCCAGAACACCACCGACTGCCCCGCGGACAGGCCATGGCCGGGGGATTGGATCGTGTTGCCGGCCAAGTCACCCGCGATGACGGAGAACGCCCGCCGGGCGGTGGATCCGGCCGGGATCCACGCCCGGCTGGTACCAGCGGTCGACAATGACCAGAGCTGCACCGCACGGACGGTCGTGCCGGTTGGTACGTCGAAGGTGACCGCCGCGGTGATGTCCTTGCTGCCGGTTGCGGCGGCGTTCCAGGTGATCGCCTTCCTCGCGTAGGCGGGTGACCCGCCGGTCACCTCTGTGCCTGCGGAGCCGAGGGTGGTGTGTAGGCCGAGGAATAGTGCGGTCCCGGGCGCGCCGGCCACGGCGGAGTCCAGCATCGCGTTCTTGCAGACGTCAGTCAGAATCGCCGACACGGTCGCTCCTGGCTACTTGTTGGGGTTGCTCCTACTTATCAGCGGTCGAGGTGGCGGTGGCCATAGCGGCGGCGCGGATTCCCTGGCCATCCACGTGGATGACACCCCACCCAGGACCGGCTCCTGGCGCGCCGATCTCCGACGTGTGATATTTCTGTGTCAGTTCCGGCCAGATCATCCACACCTCACAGCGTGGATCGCCGGTCGAGTTGATGTCGTGCATGAGCACCACACCGCCAGCCCGGACCAGCGGCCCGTACATGGCCAGATCCGCGAGGGCCCCGTCGACCGAGTGGTCACCGTCGATGACCAGCACATCGACCGGCCGCCCATCCAACAGCCCGGCGAGCTTGTCCTTGGTTTCTTGGGCGTGGGAGTCGCCGAAGACGATCTCGGCGCCATGGGTGGCCAGCTCATCCCCGGACCCGCCGGTCACATGGGAATTGTCAGCCAGCGTGATCCCGTAGACCCGGTCGCAGATCTGCCGCCACGCATGTAGCGTGCCGCCCTGGTCGCAGCCGACCTCCACGACGACCTCTGGCCGCATCGTGTCGACCAGTTCCACGGCCGCGGCCAGCTCCTCCATGACCTGCGCGGCGCCGTGGCGCATCGCGGCCTCCGCGATCTCCATCGCTTTGGTGCCGGGTGCCAGCGCAACCATCGGGCGGGCCTGCTGTGGGGTCGTGCGGACCGTCGGGGTGGCTAGCCGCTGCTGGACCTGGAGGAGCCCCTCCTCGAGCTGGTCGAGGACTGGCTTCCAATACTGCTCGGTCACCAGGTCGGCGTCGTACTCTTGGGCTTTCGCCCACGCCAACGCCTGCACATCCTCGTCGCGGGCATGCTCGTAGGCCTGCATGTACGCGTCGGTGATGGAGGAGATGAGCGGCCGCCGCGCCCACGCACGCTGGCTGTCGTGCCACATCGGCTCGCCCTGCACCAGCCAGCCACCACCGACCAGCTCCGGCATCGCAGTCGTATCCGTCACGATGACGGGCCGGCCGCATGCTTGCGCCTCGATGATCGGGACGCCGAACCCCTCCCCCCATGAGCAGTTCGACAGCACATCAGCGGCACGGTAGATGTCGGCGACCTTGCTGGCCGGCAGGCCGAGCCGGTAGGCGTACGGGTCGGTGTAGGTGTAGGAGTGGTCGGGGAGCTCGCCGAGCAGGTCGCGGAGGCTGACACCGATGGGGGAGTCCACGTCGGTGTGCAGGCACAGCACCGCATCCGAATGCTTGGCCCGCAACGCTTTGAACGCCAGGATCTGCTCGTAGAACCCTTTGCGGGCGCCGTCCCGGCCGATGTTGGCGGCGACCATCGCGACCACGAACGCGTCGGGGGGGATCCCGACCCGTTCCCGCGCCTCCGCCTGGTCGCCAGGGTGGAACACGCTGGTGTCGACCCCGGCGGGGACGTAGAGCGTGTCGAGGCCGATCTCGGTGAGTTTGCGCTGCCCGAACCGGGACTGTGCGATCGGGACCGCGCCGGTGTCGCCGAACCATTTGGCGACCAGGGGGGGGACTTCCTCATGGTCGATCGGCACCCATGCGGCCACGGCCATGTTCGGCAGCATCGGCGCGCTCAGGGTCCACACGTCGTAGTGGGTGATGATCAGCCCGCGGGAGGCGACTTCCCGGAGGTTGCGGGTCTGGTGGACGCCGAAGTGGTTGAGGGCGTGGGGGACGAGCACGTCGGTGCCGACGGGGGCGTGGTAGTTGGGGTAGACCTTGATGCCCCGCCAGTATTGGATGGCGCCTTGGATGCCGTAGAACGCGGAGATGGCGATGTCGTGGCCGAGCCGTTTGATCCGTGGGGTGAACAGGCCTGTTTGCATGCCGTAGCCGGTGCCAGTCCAGGGACTCACCGAATGCCACAGGATCTTAATTGGAGGCCTCCTGCTGGTGGGTCTCGAGCCGGTCCTTGGCGAGGGCGAGCGGGTCGGTGGCCTCAGCGAAGCGGGCGAAGAACGCATGGCCGCAAGTGCAGAACGCTGCCGTCCCGGTGGTGCCGTGCAACCAGCCAGCTAGCCGGTGGTCCGTCTCGGTTTGGGTTTGGGACATCAATCCTCCGGATATGTGAGGGCGCCCGCTCCGGAGGGGACGGGCGCCCTCAACTCGATGGGTTATTTGCCGGCGTTGGCGATCCGCTCCACCAGCTGCGCCTTGGACCCGTAGGTCGCAAGCCCCAGCGTCTCCGCTTTGGCCCGCAACTCCTCCAGGGTCGGCTCCTTCGGTGGTGCCGGCGGGGCGTCCTCCAGCACCTCACCGTGGGAGCGTGCCCACGCGACCGCCTGCTCGTTGTCGTCAGGGATCTCGACGACCTCGTCCGGACCCCAGGATCGGATCACGCCGTCCCAGGAGTACCCGGCGGCCGGGCCGTGGATGATGATCTTCATGGTCGCCTCCCGATCACAGGAGGTACTTGGCGAACGCGGCGGGTCGCATGACGTCTCCGCCGACGCGCATGCGGAACAGGAACCCGACTAGGCCCTGGTCGGCGTACCGCTCGTCGAGGCGTTGCATGGTGATCTGCTGCCGCTGCGCGAGGAGGTAGCCGTTGCCGACGTCCCCGAACATGATGCTGGGGTCGGTCATGGTGGTGGTGGCGGTCATCGCTGGGAGGCCTTCCAGGGTGTAGAACCGGTACCCGAACAGGGTGCCCGGCTGCCCCGCGGTATTGCTCGGCTGCCACAGGTAGTTGCTGGTGGAGTCCTTCAGCAGCGTGACCGCCTGGGTCGCGTCCCTGGAGGCCATGTAGACACCGTTGTTCTGGAACCGGCTGGCGACCTGGAACGGCAACGACTTGAGCGTGTCGGGGACGATGGTGGCGTTGGTCGCGGCGGTCGCGCCCTGGGTGATCAGTCCCGAGGTGGCGCGGGCGGCGAGTCCCCACGGCTGGCTGGTACCCGACCCGAACGCGAACGCGTCGTCCTCAAGCTGAGCGAAGACCTGCCCGATGATGTCCTGGATCAGCGCGACGATGTTCGCGTCGGTGTCGGCGAGCTCATCCACGCCGATCTGGGACAGGGCGAGCAGGTCCCACACGGGGACGCTGTCGGCGGGGGTGTTGGGAATGATCGCCGCGGTCGTCGGAACACCAGAAAGCTCCAGCTTGTTCCACGCCGCGGTGGCACCGGTCAGCGACCGAAGCGACACGCGGTCGGAGGTGGTGTTGCGGACCAGCGGGCCGATCCCCCGGAACACGCCCAAGTGCGGCAGGGTCTTGAAGATCGGGCCGGCAAGATCTGGCGGGACGATCACCTCACCGGTCGCATCTTCGACAAGAGCGGCCTTTTCTTCCAGGGTGAGGGCCTGCTTCCCCGAACGGACCGCCTTCGCGAACCGCTGCATCGCGATCCGGCCGCTAGCTGCCGCCATCGGGTCCGCCCCATCGCTGCCGACCGCGATCGCCTGCGCGTGGGCGGCGCTTGACTGCAGCACCTGGCCATCGTCGTCGGGCTTGGCCGCCCACGACTCCAGATCGGCCTGCTGCTTGGCGGCCTCGGCAAGCTCCTTCAACCGGAACGCCTCACCCAGCAGCGACTTCTGCTGACCGAGCTCGCCCGCCGGCATCTTGGTCGGGTCGTCGTACCGGTCGCTGATCGCGCGGGCGAGATGGATGCACTGCAGGCTCTTGTCCATCAGGTCCTGATGGCGCGTGGTCATGAACTCTCCCTTCCCAGGGCCGTGGTGATCTCCGCCTCGAGCCGCGCCATCTCGTCTTGGGCGCGGACGGTTTCGAGGAGCTGCTGGGAGTAGGCGAGTGCCGGTGGCGGCTCACCTGCGGGTGCGTCGTCACGCGGCCCTTGCCCGATGATCGACAGCGCGTACTGCGCCGGAGTCATCGGTGTGGGAGTGGCAGGGTCCGCAGTGCCCTCAGCCGGCCCCGGCTCAGGTGCCGGGTCGGTGGGGGCGGCTGCGGTGGCAGTGGGCGGCTCGTCAGTCGGCCCGGCTGCCTCGGTGTAGTCCTTCAACAGCAGATCGAAGGCTGCTTTGGCAGCCACCTCATGGCCGATCTCCAGCGCCTTGCGGGCCATGGACGCGAACGCGGCGAAGTCCAGACTGGCAGCTTCGCTGACCTGGACGCCGTAGCGTTGCAACGCGGCCTTGATCCGCCCCTTGATGGTCGCGAGCTCGCTTGAGCTGTACTTGGCGGCGTTGTCGGCCTGGTTGATGTAGGACCAGGCGGCTCGGCAGTGCGCTTCCGTGTCGAGCGGATACCGTTTCTGCCCGTCATCCTGATAGCCCGGGTCAGCGTAGGTCACGTCACCATAGGGCGCGGCGGCGGCCTTGGCGTCACCGTCCAGCGATTTCACGCTGGCCAGTTGTGCGTCAGCGTTGGCGGGGATCGGGGTGAGGCTGATCTCATGGACCCGCGCCTCGCCGATGACCTGGACCGCCCTCCCACCGATCGCCTTGATCTGCGGCTGATGGACCGGCAACCACCCGACCGACACACCGGTCAGATACCCGTCGCGGGCGAGCTGGCGTGCGCGCTGGCCCCGCTCGTCCTTGGTGAACCCGGCGCGGAACCATAGGCCTTGGGGGACGGACTTCAGCTGGGTGACCGACCCGATGATCCGGTCGATTGAGTCGCCGTGCCAGTCCAGCAGCGGCAGCCTGGACTTTGCCCGGTTCCAGTCCTCCGCGGACTTGGCGAACGCGCCCACCTCGAACATGTCGTCCTGGTAGTCGACGTTGCCATAGGCCGCCGCCAAGCCGGTGATCTCACCGGCGCCCTGGTCGGTGACGGCCTTGGACTTGATCGGGGCGACGAGACGCTGTATCTCCATCTGCTCCACCTCGTGGATTGACTGCCGCCCCGCAGACGGCTCGTTCGCGTACAGGGCGCGCTGCTGCGCAAGTGCTCGTTCCTTGGTCGGGTGGCAGCCCTCGATTGAGTGGCGGCCTTCCTCCTCGGCCTGCCGGTTCACCACCGCCCACTCCCCGACGCGGCACGCCGGATGGTCATGTACCAAGTCCCACGGCATCCAGCAGCTCCTTCGATGCGTGCCCGTTGCTGGTGCGGCGGCTTTCCAGGAACCGCAGCGCGTAGGAGGCCGCCTGCAACTGCGCCGGTGCCGCAGGCTCCGCAGGCTGCGCCGGGACCTGCTGCCCCCCGCCCATGGGCGTCAATGTCACCCCGGCGGGGGTCAGGAACACGTCCCCACCCGCCACCGGATCAAGCCCGACCGTGCGACGGAAATCGTTGATCGTGATCCCGCCACGTGCGAGCGCGTTGGTCGCCCGGTCCCACCGTGCCGACTCGGCCTCCCGGAGCGCCGGGACCCCGCTGTTGTCCCATTCCACATGCACCCGGGACCGGCCCACCCCCGCGAACTGTGGGAGCAGCCGCGAGCGGACCGGCGCCGCGAACCGGCGTTGCAGGCCGAACAGGGACTCCTCCCACATCGACGCGCGCGCTTCCTGCATGTTCGAGAACGTGCTGCGGTCAAGCCCGGTCTTCGCGCCAACCAGGACCGGCGGCACCCCCAGCGTCATACAGATCCGTGTTTCTGAGATCGCGCGAAGGTCGGGGAACTCAAGCTGCTGCAGCGTCATCCCGAGCGGAGTGACCTTCATGCCCTGCTGCAGGAACGCCGGATCACCTTTCCGGGATCCACCGAACGCCTTCTTCCACTTGGCCTTGAGCTTGTCGGTGACTTCCTGGTTGGTCGCCTCCGCTGTCTCGATCACCACACCAGGCACCGCGTAGTTGCGGAGCAGCGTGTCCACGAAATCGGTCGCGGCGTTGTCCAGCGAGGTCGCCTTCGCGGCCGGCCGCAGCGGTGCCTGCCCGTAATAGGCATCCAACGGGTTCGGGTACTTGATGTGGATCAGATCACCCCGGGGGATCGAGATGATGCTGGAACTGATCGACCGAGGCGAAGCGGACGGGTCCAGCACATACCCGTAATCCCACACCCGCGGACTCAAGGTCGGGAAGATCCGGATCAGGTCAGGACGCAACGGCCACAACTCCGCTGGCAACCCATCCCGGGCCCGCAGGATCAGCCACGGCAGATTCCCCGCCAGGTCC